TTTCATATCTGTAAATTTTTCATAACCAATATCATTTGGGTCTTTTTCAGTCATTTTAATCATATGAACTTTTATACCCTCGTTCATTAATTCTTCTACAATTCTCATACTATCTTTTACAGCATCATTATCAAGTGCAACATATAGAGTTTTTACTTTCTTTTCTAAAATCTTTCTTTTTAAACTATTCATAATTGTTTTACCAAATAACGGGATAGAATTTATTTTGGTTGATATTGCATCTAAGGCTCCTTCAACTAATAATATTGGTTCTTCCCAATTTACAAACAATTCAAATCCAACAATATCTTTTGGTGTTGGTGAATTTCTATATTTAAGTTTACTATCAAATACATCTCTACCGACAAAAAAATTTAATTTACCCCCACTATCATATGAAGGAATAATAATTCTGTTTGAGTATAGTCCGTCTTCACAATAACCAATTGAGTATTTAATCATATCGTCTGATGAAACTCCTCGTGATTTTAAATACTTTAATGCGTGTTTATAAATTGGTGAGTTAGATTTTACCCATATAGGTTTGTATTCGTCTGGTAATTTTACTTCTTTGTTTTCTTGTTTGGTTGGAACATACTCAAATGAAAAATCATCTGATAATTCTTTTAGTTCACCATATTCTTTTTTGGAAGCTTTGACTTTCTTAAACAACTGAAATAAGTTATGACCACCTTGACCAGATACCCAACAATGCCATTTTCCATTTTTAACATTGACTTGTAGTTTAGGTTTGTGATGACTAACAAATGGACTCCACCACATATACTCATTTTCTTTTGTTAATTGTTGTCCTTGTGATTTTAATACTCTATTGAGTAGATTTACTATCTTCATCTAATAATTCTAACAACCTTTCAAACTCTATTGTAGCATAAATTTTACTTCTGTTTCTTTTAAACACTAATAATGGTATGTGTTTTCCTGCGTTTGTTTCAGCTTGTTCAAGAGAACTCCATATATTTAATTTCTCTTGATTTTTACATTCTGTTGCAAATGGAAACAATTTACGAGCGGCTGGTGATAATAAAACATCTTCACCACTATCTCCCATAGTAGTTGAACGAACATCATCTTCTTCTAGTTGTGTGAATTTTTCTAAGATTAAATCTCGGACTTTATTCTGTAACCTTTTACCTTTGTTTTTAGCACTTCTCGTTTTCATAACCAATAATAAATATAATTGAGATTACCCAAAATCAATTATTTTTTTCTTAAACTATGTTTCCATTTTCCTCTCCACTCTCGTCTAGCCCATCTTTCAGCTGCTATTTCAAATGGGTTGTTGTCGTGGAAATCTTTACCCTTATCTTCTTGTTCTTGTCCAGCTTGTGTATACATTCTTACAAACTTTTTACGACCATATTTTTTACTATCCATAGCGTGATAAATTTCGTGTAACAAAGTTATCATAAAATCTTGAACACTTTTATAAAAAGGTCTTAACTTTATAATATCTCTGTCAAAATCATAATCACCTTTTGTTGCTCGTGGACTAAATTCTAATTTTGAATTAACTCTGTATTTATTCATTATTTTTTTAGCTATTTGTTGAAAGTCTATTCTTTCTAATAATAAAGTTGTTCCGTCTTTTAATGTATATGTTTCTAACATTTTTTGTTTTCTTACCCAAGACTTACCTCTCGGATTTTTTATTGGTCTTTTGATAAATTTAGATATTCCTTTTTTAACCAACATATTAAATCGTTTTTGTGCTTGTTTTGGTGAAAGGTCTTTGTTGTTATCAATGATTATAAAGTTATTACCACCAAACAATCCTTGAAATCCACCAATATTTTTTATAACTTCTCTGTGTGAATCAACAACTATTTTTTCCGGTAGAACTCTGTCACGATTTTTATTTCTTTTAAGTGCTACTTCTAATGTAGTGTTGACAAATACCATATAACAATCATATCCTTTTTCCTCTAATTCTTTTTTCTCTTTTGATATTTTTGCATAATCATCACCGGTTCCGTCAATAATCATACCGAGTCTTCCGTTTTGATATAATTTTTTTCTCACACCGGTTAATTCTTTAGCATAACTTCTCAATCCACTTGCGTCTGGTCCATCACCTGTTAGATTGTCAAATACTTCGTCTGGTAATGCGTCTAAGTTAGTTCCGAACCCGTATTTTTTTAATAAGAACTTTAACTCTTTATCTGTGTTGACCATTTTCATACCGGTCTGAGATACATTAACTCTTTCTGGTATTCCAAATAAACCTTTTGCTACCCAAGTTTTACCACTTCCAGGCCCACCTGCTAAGAAAACTGCTTTTAAAATACCTGGGTCATTGATACCTTCTTTTAAAATCATTGTTTCACCATTTTTGGTAAGTATGTTTTCCATATGTTTATAATATTCTTTTTCAAATCCCAACTCAACAAAAGCTGTATAACCTTTTGGCCCTTGTCTACCTGATGCTTGTGAAGCTTCTTTTAATGGTAATCTAAATGTTACAACTTTTCTACCATTGATTGTTGGCATTCCGTGTTCATCTTTACCAATAGATTTGACTACGGTTTTTTTATTTTTAAATCTACCAGTTAAAATAGTATCTCCAATCTTTACTGGTATATTTACATCTTCTCTAATACTACGATTTAATTTTCCGTGAATTCTTTTCATTTTTTTTCTTTGTGCTAAACTTGTAGGTATCCAATCTGGTCCAAAAGTATAATCCTTGTTTTCTTTTGTTTTCTTTTTCATCTTGTTGATATAAGAACGATAAACCGCGGCTTGAGATGATTTACCCATTTCTTTTGCTCGTTGTTCCATTGCTACAGCGGCTTGAATTTTGTGTGCGTGAGATTTACCACTACCCTTGATTTTACTTACTGAAGATTTAGCATCTTTAACAGTTGCAAACTTTAAACCTTTGATTGTTCCTTTTGGATTTTCATCTGTGTATAAATCTGAATGAGATGAAGAACCTCTATGTTGTCCTTTTTTTCTTGGAACTCTTGGTGTTTCGTTCATCTATCTATACCCCATTTGATTTGGATTGATACCTAATTTTTTTAATTTGGCTTTATATTTTTTATGTTGGTTTGCAGTTCTACCTTCTTTAGCCCATTTTTCATTGAGTTTTCGTCTTCGTTCTTTTCTATCTTTGGCGTTTCTATTCGGCATATCTACAATTATAAATATAAAATTTTCGATTATTATGTATCAAATCTAACAATAAAACTTATGTCTAACTCTTTGTCGTTTTTGATTGGTTTGGCTAATTTACCTATAGCTAATAAATCATTGTGGTCGTCATAAAGTGTTATGGTTGTAACATATGGTGCGAAATTTGAACCTGTCGCTATATCTAACAAAGAACCAGTTCCGGCGTATCCCTCGTCACTATACGAAGAACTTGCTGGCCATATAACTGGTAAATTTAAATGTTCTGTTGAATAAGTTTCGTCTTCTGGAAATAAATTAGTTGGAACACCAAAACTACCACTATTTCCTGGTGTTAATGTAATATTTGAACTATTGGCAAATTCACCCCTTCCAACATTACATTGAATTTCTCTTTCATAAATTGTTCTTGTTGATTTAAAAGTTATATCCCAACCATCATCACCACCCGTATTACCTATATTATAATAAGAACCAGTATCGGTTATAACAATCAATCCGTAACTATACATAACATTACCTATAATACTACCAGTCGTTTGTCCACCACCATCAGCTTTAAACGATTCTGATGCTACTGCGAAAGATGATGAATAGTTGTTGTCGTATAGATTTCCTAGTCCATCATCTTTTAATGTATAAGTTATATCTGTACTATTATCTGTGATAGTAACCGATTTTGGTTTTATTTTTTCACCATAAAATTGTCTTGGAATACTAATGATTGAAGCTGATTTGTGTAATATTCTTGATGAAAAGTTATATGTAAATCTATTAGGGAAATCTGATAAAGATGATGATACTATTGCTTTAACTGGTGAATGTGTTTTTTCCCAGTGTGTTAAATCAACTTCACTACTATCTATAACATTGACATCACGATAGAACATATTGTTTATTGTGAAATATATTGGTGATTCATAAAATGTTGCCCAATATGGATTTTTTCCCATTGAAGATGAGAGAGAATTGTATACCCCAAAACTTTGTGAATTTGCTGTTGAATTTTGGAAATTGTAAATACTTCCACTTCTTGCACGAATTCCATAAACTCCACTACCACTGTCGTTATTTGTGAATGTAAATTCTTTATGGACTTCAAATGACCTAAGTGATACATCTTCCGGGTTTATATTTTTGTAAATACCCATTTGTATAACCTAATTAAAAGTCTAACTTAACTTTAATAAGTGCTTCTCTACTTCTTGATTTTAAAATTGGTTGACTTAGTTTTGCAATAGCTAATGGTTCTGCTGTTTCTTCACCATAAAGTGCTACAGTTGTAATATAAGTTTTCGGGTCATTTTTAAATGCTTCAATTTTTATATCACCAGAACTTGACACATAAGTTGGATTTGTGCTTGAATTAAATTCACTATTTCCAACTCTACAAAAGTAATGTGTTGAACTAATTGTTTCTTCTCTACGAGCTTGGAACAATGAACCAGAATCTATAGCTTCAACCATTCTATGTAAACTATGCGATATTCTTGAATTTATTACATTTGAACCTGTTTTGTTCGCTAGATAAAATAAAGGGTCTTGTTGTGGAACTGATAATGTATGAACATCAGCTACACTTCCAAGTTGTGTAGATTGTAATCTATGAGCACTTAGGATAAGTAATCCAAAGTCTGGATAAAACTTACCATAAGAACCACTTGCAGCTCCTTCAGATGAAGCGGCTGTATCAATTGTTGTTGAACCACCTTGTATAGAACCAGAAACAATATTATATTCTGTTACTCCAGCTGAGTTTATAGGGTTCGTATTTGTTGAACTATCATCAATCAATTTAACTTTTATTGTTGACTTATGACCACTCAAATTTAGTTCCCAATTTCCAGGGTCAACTTTTTCTCTCATACGACTTCTGTCAAGTGATAAAGCGTATATATGTTGTTTAGTAACATCTGTTCCTTGTTCAAAAGTAAATAATTCTGTTTCAGGTGGTTGGGTTAAATTTAACATCTGTCCATAAACAGTTGCTGTTTCTCTATTACCATCAACACCAGCTTTTCCTAATGAACCACTACCACCTTTGTGTCCATATAAAACTGAAAATTGTTTTTCTGATGTAGAACCAGAAACATCTGTGTTAAATAATTGTAAGTAATATTGTCCATTTGAACTAGACTGTACTGAAGATGTATAAACATTAGTAAGAGTTGATACTCCACTTGACCATATTCCCGAAGAAACTGTTTGGTTCACCTCTCTTACGATATCATTTTCTTCCACTAATGGTTTTTGATAACTCATTATTTATCCCCCTAAGTTCTTGTTAAGTTAATTGTTAAACTATCTAATTTACCAGTCTGAAGACCTCTAGCAGTTAAAACTACTTGTCTGTCTTGACTTCCAAGAATTGCGGTAGGTCTACATTTAATAGTAACTGATGTTCCTATTGTACTTGTTGTTCCTGATGGATTTCCTCCTCCACCAGTACCAGTATATCCACCACTTTGACCTGGAGTGACTTGACCTAGACCACCACCTGTTTCTTGTTCTACTTGTGGAACTGAACGATTTGGTTGAGAAGTTGTTACGATAGTAGCATATTGACTTGAACCTAATACAAATTCATATAACTCTCCTGCAGCATTATCAGTTTCTGCTGTGTATACACTTGATTTTCCTGCTTGGATAGTAGAAGCTCCTGTAAGTGTTATTATTGGTGCTGTTCCACTATTTTGATTTGCATTATTATTTAAAAAGTATTTAACTGCTAAAGTTTGATTTGGAATAGCTTCTAGAAGATTCATACTCTCTATCGCTTGTCCATAAAAGTTTGAACCATTAGGATGTGTGATATCATATAATCCATAATCAATCTCATCATCTGCTAATGCAAACTTTGTAATTTTAAATTTTCCTTCTCCTTGTGCTAATAACTCACGACCTTTTTTAGTTAATATAGCATCTACCGTTATGGTTGTGTTATCTAAAACTCCCATTTTTACTCCTAATTGTGATTAAATTTTGATTTCATTTTGAAACTACTTCGGTGTCAATTATAAATATATGAAAACAAAATTTTTAGTTAAATTAATTATTTTTTACTACCTCAAGTCTTTTACCAGTACTAGTCTGTTTAGTGACTACGGCTGTCTGTGATGTTGCTGATACAATAAATGGAAGTTCCCCATCTATTGTAGTTTCAATCGTATTTTTTACCCCCTCAAAATGAATTTTTCTATATCCACTCAAATAATCTGAAGGTGGTTGGTATTCAGCCTTTTTAAATGATGATGAATACGCGTGAAGTGCAGAACTTGAATATTGTGCATAAATCTGTTGACTTAAACTTGTAGTTAAAGGTTCTCCGACAGCACCTGAACCAGTATAAAATATATCTCTTACTTCAAATCTATCACTTAATCTTGATGATGAAATAAATGGTGATAATGCTTCATTGAACAATACATCAGGAACTTTTACACCTTGTACAATAGAACCCGTTTTATAAGTAGTTGAACTTCTTACAAAAGAGTCTTTGTATCTACTACTATTTAATGATGATGATAATGACGCACTTCCAATCAAATAAAATGAAGGCTCTTGGAATAAACTCTCTGATACCACACCAGTATAATCATTTGTTGAACCAGAAGCAGATATTATTGCTCTACGGAGTGATTGTGTTGCTTCTAACAAACCTACATTTATTTCTCCCTCTCGTAACAAACTTTCAATACTTGGTGTCTTACCTATTATTTCTTTTGGTCTTTCTAATATAGTAGGTTCGATTAATAAACCAAAATTAAACTTGGTTCTTGCTGGAATTACTTTTTTAATTTGTTCAAATATTGCTTGGTCATAAAATTTTATTAACCTTATATATTCCCAAAAATTATTTGTTTTTGTGTATTTTTGGAAATAAGATTCAGCTAGTTCTCTTAAACCTCTATAAAATAATTCTTGTTCATCTCTCGGGTCTCCAATCTCTTTGTCAATGTCTATGTCTGCTACTGATTCAATTATATCTCTGTTAATAACATCTGTTGGTGAGAAGAACACACCGACCTTATTCGAATCAATTGGTGCTGTATCATATGAACTTTGTTCTGTTCTATAATCAACTGATAATCCAGAACCACTATTTATCCAATTTCTTTCTATACGAACTTTTGAATTTGATAGTTTATATCCTATATTTGGCGTAAGAGATTTTTCTTCTTGTTCTACATTACTAAATGTATTTGCGGTAAATCCAACTGCACTACCTGACTCAAACGCTCCGTCAGAGTTAGCAAACAAGTTTTGGTCTGGTGCTATATTGTTTAAAGTTGGTGATGTTGATAAATTTTTGTTATCATCTAATCTTAATCTAAATACTAAATCTGTAAATGATGATGATGCGTGATTACCATTAATTGCTTTTGGAGCTCTTGTGTGGTTGTTAAATGCTGATTCTGTTAGTGGTGCATTATAATATCTTATTTCTTGTAAAGAACCTGTAAACTCTCCACCTAAATCACCAAAAGAACCTGTTGAACCAAAGAATATATCACCACTAGCAGTCCATTGTCCATTATGTAATGATGAAGTTAATCCTGTTCCTGTAGAAGAACCACTTAATGTCATTGAAGTTGAAGAATCATATAATATTCTATCCACACCAGATTCATATTGTTTTACAAACAAATTATACTTTATACTACTTGTTGTATTATATTCTAATGTTCTGTCTGTTGTTGTATTATAACCACTACTTGATTCTCTAGTTATACCAACCGACCAAAACTCGTTATTAAATACTGGGAATAAAGATGAAGTAACACTCGCCGTTCCAAATACGGAACCTGTTAATGAACTACTTATAACAAACTCTACTTTACCTTTATTATCAGTTATTGAACCCTCGTCTAACAATCTTACTGCAAAATCACCATCTTTGGCTACCAATACTTGATTGGAACTTGAAGCGGCTTTAAATCTAAATTCAATAGTATCTGGTGTTCTTAAACTACCTGATGTTTCTTTCCATTGTGTTTGAATATATTGACTATTTTTAAAATCTAATGTTTTTGTAAATCTTTGTTGAGTTTCAAATGTTGGTTGATAATCTTTATTATCTGAACCACCATATTCTCTAACTTTTAAAATTGTTGGTGGAATACCATAAGTATTAACAAGAGCTTGAATTGACTCTTTTGTTCCTTTATTTTTTAAAATATAAGGCATACTTGTTAATACACGATTCCAAATTTCTTGTTGTATTTCTTTTCCTGTTAATTCTGAATATTGTTTGTATTCTTCTGAACCAAATGAACCACTTAAATATTGTCCGGTTATTAATCTGTGTAGTTCTGTGATTTCAGTTCCTGATGGTTGTTTCCAACCGAATGCATTTGAAATCGTCCACACTAAATCTTTTGATAAACCTTCTGTTAAGTCTTCTCGTCTATCATATGTATCGGTCATTGCTTTTATGTGTATCCAAATGTTATCATAATAATGTCCTACCATATCTAAGAAATCTAAAAATGGTTGATTTTCAGAATCTCTCTTGATGTGTTCCGGAATTAAATTGACTAAACGATTTGGATTGTTTTGGTCATACAAAGAAGCGGAAGTTGAATTGTTATTATACCAAGTTGTAGCGGCTGATGCAGATACACTTAATACATTATGTGGTTTTGTTGAGTTTTCTTTTGGCCAACTTGTATCAAATCCTAATCCAAATGAAGAAGTAGAGTATGATGAACTTTCATAAAATAAATACTTTTCATAATGGTCAAAGTTGTTTGTAATATCTCTTTTAAATTCTTCGTTCTTAACAATTTCAGATTTAAATACTGCACTAGCTGTTTGTGCGGCTAGTGAACCACTTTCTTTTGAATAAAACTCATAGTCTACTAATTTTGTTCTAAAATTTTCTAATCTTTTTTGAACTGAACCAAATATAGAAAAATTACCATAATCATTATAATCTACATTGACCTCTGCAGAAACACTACCACTCAATACATTTGCTAATATAGAACCTGATATAAAATTATCATTAGTAAAAATTTCATTTTGACTTAGTTCGGCCGTTCTTAAATTATTTATGTAGTCCATTGACTTGTCATCGGCTTCATATAAGAATCTAGTTCCTAAATCTGCATCGTTAAATGGAGCTAATCGTATAGTTTCACGAATAGGTTCTGCCATTTCTTTAACGACTGTAATTTTATCTTTTACACCAACATTATTTGATAATGGTTCGTATAATTTTAATACTACTGAATACGGGTCTATTGGTGATGTTTCTACATCTATATCACTATTTGTTATTAAAGATTTTTCTCCACTAGTATTTAATAACACATTTAAATTTTCATACTCTACTGAATTATAAGATATTGCATATCTTTTAGTTGTTTTAGTTTCTTCCATTTCTGCATAAGCTTCATCTGATAATACACCTTGATAATCTCTAGCTTTATCAATATCTAATGCAGTGGTTATGGTGTTTGTTTCTACATCAACATCTACAATTTTTGTTTTAAAAGGAAATGTAACTTTATTTCCACCACTTCCTCCGGTATCCCCGTCATCATCATCATCATCACTACCACTATCTACTTTAAACAAGAAAGAAGACTCTGCCAATGTAGTTTCAGAAATTGTCCCACCTCCATCGCTAAAAGTATAATAGATATCACATTGAACTCTTATGTTTGATTCTTCACCATCTTTTAAACCAAAAACAGTGGCTGTATCTAATGTAATGTTTTCACCACTTGCCTCATATTCTCCACCCCAAAAATCGTTAGAATCAAAAATCCAACTTGCTCTTTCTATTTTGAATTTTGGTAAATCTTGAACTTCATTTGGAACTACTGATAATTTAGCAGTTTTGTTTTCAGCAGTTTGTGTGAAAACTTCTTGTCCATTTATACTGGAAAAATTTGGGCCGTATTGAATTTTAACAAGTGACATAATTAATTATTATCCCCAAAAACAACTGGAACATTTCCTACAAATTCTCCCCAACCTCTTTCTACGGTATTTTGGAATCTATTGTGGTCATTATCTGGAAACACTACAAATGTATTTCTTTTTGTTATGGTATTTCTTTGTGGGTCTTTGTCTGGAAATTCTATAACAAAGTCTATATCTAAATGAAATAAAGCACCTTGCAAATCTTTAATATTTGCGTCTCCTTCGTTTCTTAATTTGAACTCGGGGTGTCTTCTAAGTCTGATAAAGGTATCTTTTCCTGTAAAAGGATATTTTTGTGGATATTTATGTCTTCCATAATCTCCTCGTTGACCAGCTGCGTTTTCTGTTATTTGTGTTCCGTAAGCTGTAATTTCAAAATAACTTTTTATTTGGTCTGTCGATACAAAGTTTAATAATTTTTCATTATTACATTTAAGCCACAATGGAAATCCATAAGGTTCATATGTTGTGTAACCAATTAAAGCGGCTCCACCATAAAATGCTCCTTGTGGATTTTCGTATTTGCTTGAAATAAAATATTTCGTAGCGTCTTCAGGGTCTTTGATATCTCCAGTTTTTGGGCCACTCCTATCACCGTATCCTATATCGTGAAATAAAAGTTTTTGAAGGGACTTCCTAGCTTTATCATCACCATCTGATGCTTTATTAACAAGTTCTAATATTGTTGATTGGTCGTATCCGTCAGAAGTTTCTGATTTTTTATCAGCATTGAAATTAATATTTTTTATATTACGATAGTAATTGTTGTCTCCACCGAATATTGAAGTTTTTTCGGTTTCAGAACCATTACCACCTTTATCAAGTTCACCCTCAATGTAAGAATCATATTTTAATGCAGAACCATAAGTCATTAGTCCTGCTTTACCAATTTTTCTAGGGGTGTTAGATATAACTCCAACTAATGCATAAAAGTCATTTTGACCAACAACGACAGTTCCGCCAACTCCACCTCCACCTCCTGAACCACCTCCACCATATGAACTTGGTAATGTATATGCATCTCTAATGATTAAGTCTCCACCAACTATATTTTCAGGTAAAGTATTAGCACCTAAATTATTTATTTGAAATATCTTAGTTCCAACATCTTGTAGTTCATTAGGATAGGTTAATATTGTTTCATCAGAACCCAATCCTTTAAATTCTGTATTATAAAGTTGACTTTTAATTGGTAAAGTTCCTAATCTTACTTCTGTTCTATCTGCTGAAATTTCATCTATGTAGAATTTATAATCAAACTCTCTTAGTAAATTTTCATCTACTTCATCATCACCTTCATTACCT